AGCACATCGGCGGCCACCGTAAAGCTCTCACCGATCTCGGCCTCCGGATGACCCAGCCCCCAGTCGCGGTTGGTGAGGCAATCGCGGATGATATGGGCGGGGTTCATGTCGGGGCCCGCGCCGAAGGCCCCGCGCAGGGCGGTGATCAGCGCGGCGCTGTCGACCGGCGGGATGACCGGCACGCCATCGACGGGGGTGGTGTCGATACGCGCGGTCTGGGTGGTGTCCTCGAGTGCGACGTTGACGCCGAAGATGTCGGCGGGCGGCAGGCTCGCGAGGGTGGCCAGCGCGGCCTCGACCGACTCCGCGGGGTCCGGCACGCCATCGGTGATGAAGACGATGACGCGGCGCTTCTCGCCCGCGGCCGCGAAGAAGTCCGAAACCCCCGCGAAGGCCGCATCAAAGCTGGTGCCGCCGGTGGTGGTGTCCGACTGCGCAAGAAGCCAGTCCTCAAGGACCCCGTACGCCGCAGCGTCCATGTCGCGCGCCTCGGTTGCGGCGACGACGCCGCTGTTCCAGAGCTGGAGGCGGATATCGTTGGGGGCGTCGGGATCTGCGCTGGCGGCGATCTCGCGCAGGAGCGTGGCCACGGCGGCCTTTTGCGCGGCCATGCGCGGGCCGGACATGGAGCCCGAGGCATCGAGCGCGATATGGATCGCGGCATCCGCGATGCTGGCCTCGGGATGGATCGCGGCGCGGGCGGGATACCACTGGGGCGCGCCCGCCTCGCCCGCGAGCACGCGGGTCACGCGCACGGCCCAGGGCTTGAGATAGGGATTGAGGCCCAGATACATCTGCCGCAGCACGAGGCTGCAGAGGCCGCGATAGGCGGGGACCGCGGCCCCGAGCACGCCGGCGAGATAGTCGTTCGGCGCCTGATCGGGCGCGCCCATAAGCACATCGACATCGCCGACGATGCCGCCCTCGCGGCTGTCGCCGCCGAAGAGCTCGGGCGCGTCGATGCGGATACGCCCGCCCCCCGCGCCGGCGCCGCTGTTACTGGCGGCCGCGCTGGTCTCCAGCACCACGACGGGTTGTACGGCAAAGGCGGTCTCGGCGGGGGCGACCTGCCAGGTGGTGAGGTCTGTCGCGGCGTCGTACGCAACCTCGCGCAGGGTGATGATGGCAGAGCTGCCATCGTCAAGGCGCAGCCGGTAGCTTTGCCCAAGACGGACGCCGGGCAGCGTGCCGGCAAAGCTGACAACCGCGCTGTCTTCGCCCGGCCCTGCTGCCACGGACGACATGGCGGCAACCGTTCCGATCTGCGGCTCGACGCCGGCGCCGGTGCCGCCTTCCTCCATGCCGCCGGTGGTCACCGACCAGGCGGTGCGCCCGTCGACGCGGATCTCGCGGATCGCATCCACCGGCCCGTGGCAGAGCGCCAGGTGCAGGCCCAGCGCGTAGCGGTAGCCGGTGATCTGGCTCTTGCTACCGCCCATCGGGCGCCTCCGCTGGATTGGGCGTGTCTGCCATGGTGCCGAAATGGCCGGGGCGGACGCGCGCGCGATCCTCGGCGGCGCGGATCACCGGGTCCACCAGCGCATCGCCGGTGGCGCGCAGGGTGGCGGCGTCGATGCCCCGGGCGAGGAAGTCCTGCCAGTCGAGGCCATGGCGGCGGAACCACGGACGGACGCCGGCGAGGCAGTAGCGCGCGCTTCGGATGTCCTGGATGGTGACGCGCAGGCCGACCGGGTTCATTTTGTCCTCGTCGCGCGCCATCACTTCTTCCCGCCTTTCTTGCGGATCGGATCGACGCGCAGATCGCCCGCCCAGACGACATTCGGGCCAGTGATCAGCACCGTGCCGAACACGACCGGGATCGGGCGGCCCTCTTCGGCCGTGGGTAGAGAGAACTCATCGAGCCCCGCCGCCTGCGGCGTCTCGGGCTTCGGCCGCGGGTTCAGCGCATAGGAAAGCGCCGACAGCGCCAGCCCGAGCACGAGCCGCGCGATGAAGGTCCAGACCATGGGGTGTTCCGTTTGCAGTTGGGCCCGCGCGCCCGGCTCAGACGATCGAGCCGCCGCCCAGCGGGTTGCGGCCCGGGATCTCGGGAAAGCCGCCGAAGTTCGCGAGGTTGTCGAACCTGGCCGCACAGGTCGCCGGGCGCAGATCGCAGCCCGGTGCGATGTCGGCCGTCACGGGAAGCGGATCGCCGGTCTCGGGGTCAAGCTCGGGTGCGGCCAGGGCGGCCGCCAGTTCGGGCATGTGCCGCGACAGCGACAGCGCCACACCCGCATGCCCGGTGATGAAGCCCAGCTGCCCCCCGAAGCGCAGCACCCCGCCGCGATACCAGCCGTCGGGCTGTTCCGCGGCCTCGGGGATAATCACCAGCGCGCCGCCCGCGGATGCCTCGGTCACAACTCCGCTCTGCCAGTGCAGCGCAATGTCCAGCCCGCAGCCGCGCCCGTAATGCGCGTGCCTGCAGAGCCGCTGGTACTTCGCCCGCACACCCGCGCGCCGCAGCGTGCTGAAAACCGATTCACAGTTCAGGATTATCCGCGCGCCCTCGACCTCCGCGCCCACAACCCGCCCCTTCCAATGCGCCACAACTTCCCCCAGCACCTGCTCATGGCCGCGAAAGATCGTCAGCGTCACCGGCGCCATTCCCATCGGCGCGAGATAGCGCCGCGCAAACGGATGCGACAGCGGCCAGGTCAGCTCCAGCCGTCCCCGCTCGATCTCGCTCGTCTGGACCACATCGCCATGCGCCACCGCGGCAGGCTCCCAGGTGATCTTCCCGCCGCTGCCATCGGCGCTGGTCAGCGCCTCCGCCCGGCTGGTGAAGCGCCAGACATGTGCGGCTTCCGTAAATTGGTAGAGGTAGTAAGGGCGGCCCTCGGCGGGCGAGGATTCGAGGCTGGCGTAGGTCATGGTTTCAAAGATCGAATCAGAATTGCGAACATCCGCAACCAGTCATGGAGCCGCGGACGCTCGCGCGGGTTCAGATTGCACGCGGCTTCAACCCGCGCTTGCAAGTGACCGGAGGAGCAGTATCGCGGGAATAGCCTTCGGCGTCGCAATCGAGGCAGATCCACCGCGTGAATTCCGCATTCCGGTGGCGCAAGCCGTCGATGCGCCATCGGCAGATGCTGGTATTGGCCGTCGATGCGGGTGCTTCCACTCTGCCTTGCGGATTTGGCAAGACCTTCAATCTCGCAGATTTTCGCCTGCGAATTGGCCTTTTGCTGCGCTGCCAGGGCGAAACGGATGCGCCGCTCGCCTTGTCTGCTGTCGCGGCTTGAACACCGGACCACAGCGTGAGGCGCAGGAGGCTGAATGCCAGCAGCACTGCCGCGAGAAAGGCAAGCTCGGCACCATAGTGGATCACGATCTGTTCGAATGACATGATGTTGGCGCCAAACCCGGAGGGTTCGGTCGATTGCAGCGGCAAGGAAAAGTCCGGCCGTGCAGGTGGAACTGGTGATCGATCCATGTCGCGATGGAAACCGAAATGCGGGGCAAGAGTATGACGGTGTTTCGGCAAAACGATGGGGTGACACCTGCCGGATAGCCGTCTGCGCGTCGCTACTGATCACTCTCCGACCTCCACCACCGGCAACGTCACCTCGCTCGCCCCGGCCCGATGCGTGAGCTCTGCCCGATCCGCATCGGCGCGCATTGCGGTCAGGAAGTGCACTTTCGTGCCGAGCGGCATGGGCTCGCCCAGATCCGAGGAGATCGTCAGCCGATGATCCCCGCCCTCGGCACTGGCCGCGGTGATCGTCCGGAACCCCAGCGTGGAGGGCATTTCCAGGATGATGCGGCGGCCGACATAGGCCTCGATCGCCGCGACCGGCGCGACGCGCATCAGCACCGACCCTGATGTCATGGGGCTGCGCAACTGCAATTCATGCCCCCAGGTTGGCAGCCAGAAGCTGGCCTGCCGCCCTCGGATCGACCAGAGCCAGCGGCGCAAGGCGTGGCGCGTGGTGGGGGCGTGGGCCTTCAGGGTGATCGTTTCGCCTCGCTCAAAGGTGTCGCGCAGCGGCTCCACCATGACCGGGCCGAAGCCGTTGTCGACATACTCGACGGCGCGGCGCAGGCTGGCGGTGAGGGGCCGTCGCACGAGGCTCGGATCGGTCTGGACTGGGCGGCCGAGATAGGTCGGCAAGCTGGGGGCCGCGAGGTCCGGCGTGTCGCGCAGCAGGAAACTCGTGGTGACCGTGCCATCGCCCTGCCGGCGCCGCGCAATTTCGATGGCGGAGGTCAGCACGCCGGCGCGGATCGGCGCGATGGTGATGCGCCGCGCAGGCACGGGGCCGACTGCCATGCCGAGCGCGGATGCGCCAAGCGGTTCAACAAGCACCAATCTGTCGGGCTGAACGTCGGCGATCGCCACCGGAACCCCCGCCCGGTAATCCGACACGCCCGTATCGAGCGGCACCTCCATGTCACCCTGAGCCAGATCGGCCCCCGGCTGCAGCGCCATATGCCAGAGCGGCACCCGCCATGCGCCCGCAAACCCGGCCCTCGGCAGTTCCGCCGCGCGCGCCATGCCCAGCGCGTCGAGACGATGCCGGAAGGTGACGATCTCGCGGGGGCGGGGACGGAGCGCGATGCGCTGTTCGCCGGCGCGGGCCTGCAGAATGTCGGTGCGCCATTCCAGGACCTCGGTGATCTCCTGCGCCGCCGGGAAGGGCCAGAGCGGTGCCAGGCTGTTGTCCGCTTCAGGCATTCAGCGCACTCCGGTTGCGCCGGATGACGTTCAGGATGGCCCGCTCGCCCGAGGGCGTGGCGAGATAATCGCCCACCACTGAGGGGTCGAGCACGTTGATGATGCGGGTCGAGAGGTCCTGTGCGGGTTGCGGTGCTCCGGCTCCGTTCATCTCCACCCCGAGCCGCCCGTCGCGCCCGCGCCGCAGCGGCAGGATGGCCTCGGGCCCGGCCTCGCCCATCAGCCCGATGCCGCGGGAG